GAGCCGTTAGATATTAGTGTTAAATATCCAAAATTATACGACGATGAAGAAACTGTGTTAAAACAGAGAATTGTAACAAAGTTGAAAGAAAAACTTCTACGCGGAGAAATTACAAAAGAAGAAGAAAAGCAGTTTAGAAAAGACATTGTTGAAGAATTTAAAGTATTTAAAAAAATCAACATGGTAGGATTTATGTTATTTATGTCAGAACTTGTAAGTTGGTGTTGGGAAAATAATATACCAATTGGGTTTTGTAGAGGTTCTGTAGGCGGTTCCAGAATAGCTTATATTACAGATATTATTGATGTTAATCCGATTAGATGGAAAACTGTATTTTCAAGATTTGCAAATGAGGACAGAGAAGAAGTCGGTGACATTGATGTGGATATCAGTCCTGACCAAAGAGAATTAGTATATAAACATATTATTGAATCATTCGGATCTGACAAAACGGCATATATCTTAGCGTTAGGAACTATCTCGGATAAAGGAACGATTGACGAGATTGGTAGAGCACTTTCTTATAAATGGATTGAAGATACATATCTTGATGATAAAAATAATTTTAAAGCAGCAAAAGATTTACATAAAAAATATGGCAATCATCCAGATAATCCATACGGATTAGATAAAATCACTCAGATTAAAAAAGAATATGAAAATAGTCCTGAAAAAACAAAAGAACGATATAAAGAATTATTTTACTACTTTGATGGTATGTTGAACACAGTTGTTTCACAGTCAATTCATCCGGCAGGAATTGTGGTATCACCAATAACATTACCTGATAATTACGGTACATTCTGGTCTGATGGAAAACGTATTTTGAGCGTAGATATGGAAGATGTACATGAATGTGGACTTGTTAAATATGACTTATTAGGTCTAAAGAATGTACAGATTATAAGAAAAACATGTGAATATGCAAATTTACAATACCCTAAATCTTACCAAATTGACTGGAATGATAAAAAAGTATGGGATGATATTATCACAAGCCCAGCAGGAATATTCCAGTTCGAGAGTGATTATGCTTTTGAACTTCTTAAACGATTTAAGCCAAGTACGATTAACCATTTATCTATGGTTAATGCTAGTCTTAGACCATCTGGAGCATCTTATAGAGATAGATTATTAGGTGGTGAAATTAATAAAAATCCATCAGAACTTATTGATGACTTGCTTAAAGATAATAGAGGATTTCTTATTTTTCAGGAAGACGTTATCGCTTTCTTACAACAAATTTGTGGTTTAAGTGGATCTGCGGCAGACAATGTCAGGAGAGCAATTGGTCGGAAGCAGATTGATAGACTCCAGGCAGCATTACCACAAATATTAGAAGGGTATTGTGAAAAGTCTGATAAACCTAGAGAAGTGGCAGAAGAAGAAGCAAAAACATTTTTGCAGATTATTGAGGATGCAAGTTCATACATGTTTGGTTACAACCATTCTACCGGTTACAGTATGATAGGTTATACGTGTGGGTATTTCAGATATTATTATCCAGAAGAATTTATCGCAGCATATCTTAATTGTGCTAATAATACAGATGACATTGTGAATGGAACAAACCTTGCTAAACTTAAAGGTGTTATAATCAGCAATATTAAATTTGGTAAATCAGGTGCCGAGTACACGGTAGATAAAAAAAATAAAGCGATATACAAAGGTATTGCTTCAATTAAATTCTGTAATGCTCAGATTGCAGATGAATTATTGGAATTATCAAAAAATCATTATGACAACTTCGTACAGTTAATTGCTGATATTAATACAAAAACATCTGTAGATGCACGTCAATTAAATATTCTTACAGGTCTTGGATTCTTTTCTCAGTTTGGAGAGAATGCTTATTTATTAAAAATTATAAAATTATGCAACGGTGAGAAAAAAGGAAGTAAAACCATAAGTCCTGCATTACTTACATGCAAACAACTAAAAAAAAACAAGCTTGAAAGTCTTGGCATTTCTGATTATCTTGCAAAAAAGTATTCTGAAAAAGAAACTCCTAAACAATATTCTGGTATTGACAATATTGGGTTACTCAGTGAAATGACGACAACAATAGAAAATAAGCCATTATCCATAATTGAACAGATCAAATTTGAAAAAGAGTATTTAGAATATGTTGTATATCAAAATCCAAAAGTATGGAGAGAATACTATATTGTAACAGATTTTAAAACATACAAGGACGCAACGAAGCCTTATTTGACATTACACAGAATCAGTGACGGAGAAGATATAAAAACCAAGATTAAACAAGGTAAATTATTCAAGGAAAGCCCATTTGGTTTGTATTCTGTGTTAAAAGTAAAAGAATTTACACCTTGTTTTAAAAAGAAACCGATTAATGGGGTATGGACTGTTACAGATGAAACAGAAGACGTATTAACCGAGTATGAGGTGATCAAATAATGAAAAATGAGAAAGAGGTAGTATTTAAAGGTCGCATAATCAGGCAGACTTATTGCAACAATGATTTCAGAATTTATGCGGTAGATGTCAACAAAGACATCTACCCAGACATTAAATTCACTAAATACCAATCGGCAACAATAACCGGCGAAATGCATGAACTTGGAGTTGGGATTGAGTATGAAATCAGAGCTGTAGAACAAAATACCAAATATGGATACAGTTATAAAGTCGTAAATATCAGGAGAGACAAGCCACAAGATGCTACTGATATGTATTTATTTCTTCAGGAAATATTAACCGCGAATCAAGCAAAAACTTTATATGATGTATATCCAGACATTGTAGACAGAGTAATGAATAATCGGCTTGATGATATTGATTTAAATAAACTGCACGGGATCAAAGAATATACATTCTGTAAAATCAAAGATAAGATTATTGAAAATTTTGGTTTAGCAGAACTTGTAGTTGAATTCCAATGGTTATTAAGTTTGCCGATGTTAAAGAAACTGTATGATAAATATTCATCGATTAATCTGATTAAAAAGAATCTTAGAGAAGATCCGTATAAATGTTTGTGCGGGTTGGCTAGAGTTGGATTTACTACAGCAGATAGTATTTTGCTTGAACTAGAAAAAACATCAAAAGAGAATATAGAAAAAGGTGATAAACCAATTATTGATTTTGATGGTGATTTAAAAACGAGCAAACACAGATGCTTATCATGTATGCTATATCTTCTTGAAAAAAATGAAGAAGAGGGACATACACAAATGGCTATTACTGATTTAAGAAGTCAGTGTATGAAACTTGTGCCAGCTTGTTCCGAACATTTTGTTGAATGTATGAAGCATGACAGCATTTTTTATGATAAAGAATCAATGATTGTATCATTAAAATCTACATATGAAATTGAAAAGTATATTGCAGAGAATATAGTATCAGGTCTGGTAAATACAAAGAACAGATGGGATTTTGATTATACAAAATATCACGTAGTAAATGGTTGTGAGCTTTCCTATGAACAGTTACAGATTGTAAAAAATATTTGTAAATATAATGTATGTATTCTTAATGGCGCGGGTGGAACTGGTAAATCCTTCTGTACACAAGCAGTTATCAACATGTTAAAAGATAATGATAAAACATTTGAATTATTTTCTCCTACCGGTAAAGCAGCAAAAGTCCTTTCTGATTATACTGGAGAAACAGCAACAACGATTCACAGAGGTCTTGGGTATATGCCGCCTAACGATTGGTGCTTTAACGAAGAGAATAAATTAAGATGTGATGTTTTAGTGATTGATGAGTTTTCAATGACGGATATCTTCCTATTTAAAAGGGTGCTAGAAGCAATTGATTTCAACAAAACAAAACTTCTTTTAATCGGAGATAATGCACAGTTGCCTTCTGTAGCTTGCGGAAATCTTCTTCATGATTTTATGGAATCTAATATCATCCCAACAGTTACATTAACAAAAGTATTTAGATACGGTGAAGGTGGACTTATGAAAGTTGCTACAGATGTTAGATTTTGTAAACCATATCTAAATGATATTAAATCGCAATTTACATGGTTTGGAACAAATAAAGATTATGCTTTTATACATTCTTCTACGGAGAATATAGTAAAGAATGCTGTTGCTTTGTATGAGAAACTATTGGATCAGGGATACAAAACAGAAGACATTCAATTACTTACAGCATACAAAAAGGGTGATATTGGATCTATTGCAATCAATAACGCTATACAGAAAGTTGCTAATAAAAATTATGGTAGTAGCAAATACATGAAAGTTGGAGATGTTGTTTATTACGAAGGCGATATGGTCATTCAGAATGTGAATAATTATAAGGCACAGTTATATATAGATGAAGATTTTGTTTTGGACGACGATATCTCAGAAACATTTATTGCCAACGGAGAGACTGGGCTAGTTAAAAAAGTAGAAAGAGATTATCTAGTTATTGATTTTGACGGAACAAAAGTAAAGTATTTCAGAAATGATATGCAGTCAATGGGATTAGGTTATTGCATTACAATTCATAAATCACAAGGTAGTTCGATCAAAGTAGTCATCTTATTAACTCCAAAATCACATACTTTTATGTTGAATTCTAATCTGATTTATGTTGGATTAACCAGAATGAAAGAAAAATGTTTTCATTTTGGAGATTCCGGTACTGTAAATATGGCAGTTAAAAAGAAGGCTAATTTTACAAGACATACTTTTATGCAGAGTATGTTAAAAGAAAATTGTAAAAAACTTACGGAGAATAAATAAATGAGTAACAAAATGACAATAGATCAGGCAATCAGAATTCTCGATCCAACCACCTCAAAGGCTGAGATCGAGAAAATTAGAGCTTCAATCATTACTGACAATGACGAAGATAGATACTATGCCACAATTGCTAAAGTAGATGAGGCATGTATGATGGCGTGTGAGATTATGAGAAAGTGGAAAGAAGAAAAAATCGAGAAAATAAACAAAGCTCTATCGAAGCCATGTACAATATGTCCAATTTTTCGCTCAAGGCAATATAATGACGATGGAGAAACGGTTAAGACATATTTGACTCCAGAGGGCGTTAACCCATATCCATGTACTTGCGGTTCTAATTGTTTTCACTATGAAGTTGAATACGACTTCAAACATGGCAAACCACAGAAAAAAATGTATGGCGTATGTAATAGTTGTCAAAAAGATATTTATCAAATCCCCTCTGAAAAAATTGATGAAATTTTAAAAACCTGGGTCTGGAAACCGTTCCCAATAGAGCAAAGGAGGTAGAGAACATGATTTTGCATTTTCCATTTGATTCATACGAGCTATATGTACAGGATCATTCATTAGGCGATATTGATCCAGAGACCTATAAGAAAATTTGTGGAGAAATAACAGTACCAACAGACGAAGAAGCTGATAGTTACTTTAAATGATACATAAAATCATTCTTTCAACTGGGAGGTGAAAACGATGATATTTATCATATTAATGGCAATTTTTATGTTGTGGGTATTCTTTAATAATGATGATGGTATACGAAAAAAATATAAGAATGGCTGGTATAATTGTAAACATTTCGATGAATGCAGTTTTAAAAAAGATGTGATATATGGTTTTATTCTTAGTGCAATAGTTACTTTTCTTATTTCTGGAATATTTACATTTATATTGATTTGTCTCTCTATTTTCCCAACATATGATTATTCTTATAAATTCAACATTAATTCAATGAAAGATAACTTAGTAACTGAAGGACGTATGTATTATAGAAGTGGACGTATTGACGGAGAGTTAAGTTATTTCTTCTCTCGTACAATGGATAAAGGTGAGATTATTGGTCATGTGCCAGCTGATAGTTCCTATATTAATTATAACGATGATGTACACCCCAATATAGAGGTACATCAAGAAAAAATTGATTGGGATGAAGCTACCGGATGGAAAGTATTTGATCCATGGTTGTGTTTATTCGAAAAAAGTAAACATTTTGAATATTCTCAAGAAAAAGAATATATCATCACAGTCCCGTCGGATACATTAACAGAACAAGGTAATTACGAAATAGATATGGAGTAGGAGAGAATAAGTATGAATATGAACTATGAGATGCAGTATTACAAAGGAATACCTTTAAAGCTTATACATAGAAAATATAAAAATATGAAAGCGAAGCGTTTTACTATCAATAATACGAACCAAAATATTTGGATCCCAAATAAACATTTGGAAGAAGATGGAACTATTAAACCAACAGAAAATATTGATTATGTATTTAGAAAAGCACAGAGACAATTAGAATTAGCTGGAATTACTCAAGCAATTATTGGTATTAAAAGGAGAATAATATTATGACAATAGAAAAAGCAATTCGTCTTCTAGATCCTGAGACAACAAAAAATGAAATAACAAAAATTAGAAAAGCTAATGGTTCATTGAGTGGATATGCAATGTATCAGAAATTAATTGATGAAATAGAAGAAGCTTGTAATCTTGCATGTAATATCATGAGAAAACGCTCTGCTATTGTGGAACAGTTGGAAGAAGAAACAGAATATTCTTATGCTGACTTCGAGGAATATGCAGAATTACACAACATAGATCCAGAAGATGACTGGTTTTATGTAGGATTGAAAAGAGCAATTGAGATTGAGAAAGGTGTTTTAAAATGAGTAAATTAGTAAAAAAAATTAGCAACAGGCGGCACAGCCGTAGCAGTAATTATTGCAATTGTAGTAGCGTGTTATGCAGGTGGCTGGATTGTAACATGTGGAATCATTAAACTGATTACTATGTGCTTTGGACTGACATTTAAATGGTCAGTAGCTACAGGTATTTGGCTGATTATGCTTTTACTTAAGACAGTATTTGGTACAACGGTAAATACCAAGAAATAATTTAAGATGAAATTCGGATTTCATTTTGATAAAAATTAGCGATTATTGATCAAAATCGTGAAAATACAGTAAAAATGGGTAAAATCTGCAAATTAATCATATGTTAAGCCGTGAAACTCAGTAATGTCAAGGCTTTCATGCTATTCAGGTTGTAAAAAATAAACTTATTTTAAAAATGCTATAGCAGCAAAGATATTGAAACTTACGATGAAATCGCTGTTTCAAATCTAAAACATTAATTTATGCGATAGTTGCAAATATCGTAAAATCAACGAAAGGTATGCTAATTCTAGATAAATGTTATGTACATAACGCTCAGGTTTATATATGAACCCTATTTTTGATGAATATATTACATTCTTACGTGATATAACCAAACAGCCTCTGGAAGATCTTAAGGAAGGATATTTCTGGTTGGACAGACTTATTATTAAAGGATTTGACAAGCAGGGTAATGTACACAAGTTTTATAAAGTTAAAATTGATAACACACTTGAAACAGCGAATTGTTGCAAATTAAAATTATACGACAATATTTCTGATATTGATTTAGCAAGTTGGCAAGATTTAATCGAACTACAGAAAGAACATCTAGCGCAGCTTGAAGCTGATTCATTAGAACTAATCAAAGAAAAAACAGAGAAGTTTAATACATATACTTCAATAATTCCTGTTTCTATGGGTAAGGATTCAATGCTTACCTGTCATTTAGTCAGAAGTTTA